TGCTGAGCTACGTGTACTTCATGGCCCGCGACTCGAACGCCGCCCCCGTGGTCAACCTGAACTGGTCCAACGTCATCGACAAGGTTGAGCTGCTGATCGGTGGCCAGGTCATCGACACGCAGGACTACCAGTACAGCACGGACGTCGAGCCCGTGACCGGCGCCCAGACGTCCAACCAGCGCTACTTGAACAACAATGCCCTGCTGGCCAATCAGCCCCAGAATGGCAAAGCGACCTTCTACCCCCTGAAGTTCTTCTTCTGCAAGGACTGGGCGGCGGCCCTGCCACTCGTGGCCCTGCAGTACCACGACGTCGAGCTGCGCATCACGTGGTCGGGCGCCCTCGGCACCTCCACGACCGGCACGACGGCCGCCGCGGCCGGCGCCACCTACTCGGCGATCCAGTACACGGCCTGGGCCAACTTTGTGTACCTGGACCAGGCTGAGCGGGAGTTCTTCGCCAAGAATGCTCACGACATGCTGATCACGCAGGTGCAGCGCGTGCCCATCTCCAGTCAGCCCGTGCAGGAGCTGGCCCTGGCCCACCCGATCAAGTTCTTGGCCTTCCAGACGGTCAACTATGGCGTCACCTACGGCACCAACGGCGCGAGCTCCGCGACCGCTGCCGACTACCAGCTCAAGGTGCAGATCAACGGTGTGGATGTCTCCGAGTCTCGCCACCTGCCTGCCTATGTGGACATTGCCCAGTACTACCACACGCAATACGGCTACGTGCACAACTCGGCCCTGGCCAACGTGGCGGTCATCCCGTACTGCCTTGACACGTCCAAGCTGCAGCCGACCGGCACGCTCAACTTCTCCCGCCTGGACACTTACCGCCTGATTACCCCGGTTGGCCTGGCCAACGGCCTGCGCGGCCTCGCGACGGCGGCAGTCAGCCAGCCCTACATCTACGCAGTCAACTACAACGTGCTGCGGATCCAGAAGGGTATGGGTTCGGTCCTCTACGCCAATTAGTTTCTCTAGTTAAAATATGGGTCAATTCTGGCCGTGGGTTCTTCTTCTTGGCCTCGTGTTTTTGATTAGCTACGACCCGAGCACGCGAAACCTTGCGAATTATTTTGATCAGGAAGTAGTAGAGACGGATCATGGATCCGATGGAGCGACACAAAAGCATAGCCGTTCCGGTGACCCGTGAATGTGAAGGCGGGCCCCCAAAGTTTCTACTTGTTCATGATCGGCGGTACAAAGAATGGACCTTCGTCACCGGTGGGTGCCGGCGTCGGGAAATTCTCAACCCTCTTCGATGCGCCATCCGCGAACTCGAGGAGGAGACCCGTGGGATCATAAATCTGAAAAAGGGAAGTTATTCCTATTTCAGTTTTTCCTTTAGAGATGCCGAGGGCGTCAACAACGTGTACCACGTGTACGTGTTCGAGATGCCCATTACCAACTGCGAGCAGTCTCATATTGTGAAACGTTTCAATGAAGAAAAATCAAAGATGGAGGGGCGTGAGGTGCCGTTCCGCAAAAATTACGACGAGAATGACGGGTGCGAGTTTGACACCCTCGACGGAATCACGAAGCGGCGCGACCTGTGGGAAATGATCAGGACCCACGTCATCAAGAACCCGGCCTTTCATCAGGTGCTTGCGGCGCCCGAGAAGCAGACGTTCTTCCTGCGCCCCTGAAGTTTTTTTAAAAAATTTTCAAAATTTAGAAATGACGCAGTCAAAGATTGCCATTGCCAAGCGCCTCGCCGACCTCCGGCAGGATGGGACCGACCCCGAGACGCTTGCCCGTACCATGACCGTCATGAAGATGCACCACGAAATTGAAAAGATTATCGAGTCCAGGGAGCAGCCAGAGCCCGAGCCGGCCCCCGAGCCCGAGGCCGAACCCACCGAGGAGCCCTTCAAGCCCCTCGTGCAGTCGATTTTCGACGCCTTTTTTGGTGTTGATAGAGATTAGGAACGCTTGAATATCATGTTTATCAAGCGATGGACAAGAAAGGGTACTGACGCACCAACGCACGTCCTCATGGATGGCGGGCAGCTTCACGTGCCCGACGCAGATCTTGACGCCTTTTACAAGGCGTATCTTGCGGACATTGCGTGCGGGACCCGACTCTATGTCGTTGAACAAAAAACAGAAATTTTTAAATTTTTTGTTGATATTGACTTCAAGGCGGAGCGGGCCCTCGAGGACGAGGATGCTCTCGAGCTGTGCACTCGGATCTGTGCAGCCGTCCAGCACGGTCAGTGCCTCGTGGCACGCGCTCCAACCAGGAAAGTCAAGGATGTCATAAAGTCAGGGTTTCACCTGCACTGGCCCGATCTGTGCGTGACGCGCCAAGAGGCGCTCGCGCTGCGGACCAAGATTCTCCTCGAGCTTGACGGGGATGAATGGGCCCAGATTATAGATTCGAGTGTGTATGGCGGGTCGGGACTGCGGTGCCTCTGGTCTCACAAAAAGCCTGAAGGGGCCCCCTACGTTCCATGGATCTCCGTCCCAGATAGGACCGCACTTTCGCCCGTGCCGAGCGTCGATGCCCTGAAGCTCTTTGCCGTACGAGTCGCAGGACAGCCCGCCCCATCACAGAAGATGCGGAAAGTCGCGTCTGCACCGGGTTGCATCGTGCCGAGCGACTCGCGGCTCGAAGAGTTTATCCGGACAAATCTCGAAGGCCAGACGACGGCGCGCGTCAAGGCGGTGCGCAAAACGCGCCGAGGAGAAGGCAAGGGCCTGTGCGTCGAGACGGACTCGCGATACTGCGAGCACATTAGGGGCCTGCACAGGTCGAACCACGTTTGGTTCTACATCCGTGGCGACAGGATTCAGCAGAAGTGTCTAGATGAGGAATGTCTCGAGTTTTCTGGACGAGAACATATTCTCCCACCTTCTATTAGTAATGAAGGTGCTCGTGTGGCTAGTCCTCCTCGTCACAGTGCTATTGATCTTCTTCCCAAGACCTGGAGTGGGTCGTTTCAGGAATTTCGAACTGGAGGCGCACCCGTATTCGGGTCTGGATCCACAGGAGTGGAAGTTGTTTCTGACTGAACTGCGGGCGTTCGACGCCAACCCTGACCGGGCCGCCCACCTCTACGGGGCCATCGAGCACCTTCGCAATCTCGGCCTTATGAATACGAATTACACCGAAAAGATTAACGAGATTTCTGATCGCCTGGGCTACGAGGGCGAGGTGATCGCAAATCAGCTTGCAATTTCAAAGGGAATTCAATTTAGGCCAAAGTACTTAAACGATACGATCCCCTTGCAACCTATAGATGACTACCGGACAGGAGCCCCCGTCGGCAACGGATTCCCCGACCCCCGATCCCACGGTCAGTGAGGCGCCGGTCCAGCGCACGCGCTCCGGTCGCGTTTCCAAGCCCCCGGTGCGTTACGAGCCCGTCGAGCGGGTCGAGGACGACTACGCGACCGATGAGTACGACGAGGACGAGTCTGATGTGGGCTCTGAGATTGAGTACAGTGATTCTGAACTGGAGGACGAGGAGGCTGATTCCGAGATGGAAGACTTTATTGTAGAAGATAAAAGCGAGAGTGACGAGGAGGATAATGGATCCGATGGAGAGGCAGCCAAGCCCAAGCCCCGAGGAGCTCCAGCAGCAAAGCGTCCCACCGTGGCTCCAGTACGCAAGTCCGCCACCGCCCCAAAAAAGTAAATTCGAGGAGCTCATTCAGAACCCCATCGCGATCCTGGCCATCGGCATCGTCATCGGTGTCATCATCGTCTCTATGAGACCGATTGTCGTGCAATCGGCCAAGTCGGCCTAAGCACTAACGAAATAGTACATGGGCGCACGCCCACTCGGTGAATCATTACCAACAAAATCTCCTAGAGGGCCAGTTTTCTTGGCATACACATCCTCTTGCAGGAATCCGACCCAGGCCCCTTCGCGGCGCTGGCTGTCTGTTTCCTTTAAGAATTCTGCATCATAAAAAGGCGGACGCGCCTCATTCGACTCCCGCGTGGGCGTCTTTAACATAGGAAGAACCTGATAGGCCTTTGCAATGAGCCAAAGGACTACTAGGAGGGCGATCACGGTGAAAATCACCGCCATCTATTATTTATTCGTTACATATTAATTTACTGGGGGACCACGTTGCCGTCACCGTCCACGAACTCGATCTTGGGCTTGTTCTCCGCCTCGCGCTTCGCAATCTCAGCGGCAACCTCATCGTCAGCCATCTTCACGAGCTCCTCGATCGGCTTGTCGGGGAAGTCCTTCTGCAGACGCTCAAGAACCTCGGCCGGGTGGGGAATCGGTGGCACGTCGGGCTTGTTGTAGAAGCGCGAGTTCTCGTCACCCGGCTCGATGTAAGGCGTCTCTGAACCCGCGATCGGCTTGGCCATCATGTCGCGCTTGCGCTTCTCGAACATCGCAGCGGCCGCCGACTGGTTCTCGCGGTACTTGGTCATAATCTCCTCGAGCTTCTCGTTGGAGTAATGCGCGTCCTCGATCTTGGTGCGATCCGGGGGGATCAGCAGCCACTTGTACATGTCCACGACGTAAATGTCCACCAGAGCATCCTCCTTCTGCAGGCGCTTGGCGTGCGTGGCAGCCTCGTCACGGGTCGGGAAGCACCCGCGAATCTTCATTCCCAGAAGATCATTTTTCTGGGGCAAATCCGGACCGACAAAGGAGACGCACGCGAAAACCTGTCCTGGGACCGTGAGGTAGTCAGGCTCGAGAGAACCCATTTAGAGATACAGTGAGCCATCCTTTTAAGTAGATGCAATGGAGGCTCTCAGGAAGTTGCACAATAGCCATAAGCGCCAACTCATCCAGAAATGGGTCCGACCCGGATCTATAGTACTCGACTGCGGCTGTGGGCGCGGCGGCGACTGGCACAAGTGGAAGGCGGTACGGGCCCACGTGGCGGCCATAGATCCCGATCCCGCATCCCTCGCGGAGGCTGCGTCGCGCGCCCGTGAGATGAATTTCCCCGTGCGGTTCCTAGGCCAGGGTGACATCCGCAACGTCACCGAGTCTTGGGACGTCGTGTGCTACAACTTTTCTTTGCACTATATTTTTGAAAATTCTCAAACTTTAAAAGAGTCACTGGATGCGATCCGGCGCGCCGTCAAGCCGCGGGGGCTCCTCATGGGCATCGTGCCCGAACTCGCGCGGGCCGAGTTCCTCACAGGGGGCGGCCAGTTCAAGGACCCCTTGGGAAACACACTCGAAATCAAAGATGACAAGTTGTGGGTGGGCCTGACGGACGGGCCGTTCTATGCAGACGGGCCCAAGAGCGAGCCTTTGCTCGACGCGGGTGTGCTCGTGCACGAGCTTACCACGCGCGGTTTTCAGTGCCTCTCATGGGCGCCCATGCTCCCGGTGCCCAACGGGCACGTGTCGGATCTGTACTCGAGCTTTGTGTTCAGGAAAAATTAGTAGTATAGTATCAGATGGATGCATGGGTCATCTGGGCACTCGGCCTGGCGCTCATAATAGTCATCGTGGCGACCAATAGACCGCCTGATATGATGGTCGAAGTGCGTAAACGATACGAAAGCATCGTGCAGGCTGTCCGCGACGACCCCAAACTGGACCCTCGCTGGGAGCCCGTGAAAAAGCAGGTTATTCTGACTGGAATGTGCGACTGGAACAAGTCAAAGGGGGCCATAGCCTACAACGTCAACAAGGGATATGAGATTTACCTATGTCTTGACGGAGATGCGGCGGATGAGACGCGCATTAACACCGCTGTTCACGTGCTTATTCACGAACTGTGTCACTCGACGGTTCGGGAATACGAGCATTCGGATTCCTTTTGGAAAAATTTTAAAGATTTTCGCAAGTATTGCGCCCAACGAGGGCTCTACTCACCGGGCGATCTGGGCCCCTTCTGCGGTGAGAACATAAGACCTAGAGTTAATTGAGGAAACGGTGAGCCAGGAAGAAGACCAGAGCGGCCAGAGCTGCGGTGACGGCCATGGCGCTGACCGACCCGGCCTCGACGTTGGGCATGAACTGAGCCACCTTCTCCTGCACGGGCTTGCTGGTCGCCACGACCGCCGCCAGGCCAGCGAGCAGCGCCATGTACTGCTCGGGAGTCAGACCAAACGGAATCTTGCGGCCCGCCGCCTGCTGCTGCTGACCCTGAGGCGGGGCGGCGATGGCGGACGGGGACCCAGCGTTCACCGAGCCGAACGCCATGTCCTGCATCTGCATGGAGGGACCGGGGGGGATGACGTCATCAAGGGCAGTGGAGAACTCCGCCATTTGATTTTGACCAATGTTTTTTTCACCGTTATTCGACGGGTCATCAATAAGCCCTGTGGGAATTGATGATGTAATGTCGGTGGAACCACTCGCATCGAATGACTCCATTTACTTTGACGGGAGTTTCTTTACCTGGACCACTGACGCGCCCGGCTTGCGCGTAAGTGGTGTGCCCGTCGTTCCAACGTGCTTGGGATTGTAGTTGCGCTGGTGAAACTGCCAGAAGGCGGCCGACCCGCACCGGAAGTTCTTCCTGACGGCCCCCTTGTACCAAAATACACAGTCCGTGATGTTATTAGACTTGGACGTGTTGTCGAGCACGAGGCATTCGTAGTTCTCTGTGCAAGCGTCCATCACCTGACAAAACTGATCAAAGGTGGGGAATACTCCAAAAAAAGCTTTGTAAAGATTTTCCCGATTCTGACGGACGTTGTCGCGCAGCACAAAGACATAGTCCACGTTCGTCCGAATCATAGGCGTCATATCCATGCAGTACTGGGTTGTCATCATGAAGAAGATCTTCCAGTGGCGCCCGTTCATGAATAGCTGTCGGATCACCGTGTCGCGCATGAAACTCCGGTCGTACATACAGTCGTCCATGAGGAGGAAAACGGGCGTCGCCTTGCCAGCCGCCACGTTCCGCTTCTGACGCTCTATAATCTTCTCGACCGCATCACGGTTATAGTCCCCGTAGACAAAGAGGTCCGGGATGAACTGCTTGTAGTGCCCGTTGCCATCCTCCGTGCCCGACATGGCGATTCCCGAAGGGATCTTTCGCTTGTGCCACAGAATGTCCGTCACGAGCGTCGATTTTCCCGTACCACGCTTGCCTATGAATACGCAGACCTTGTCGTCGGCCATCTTGCTCGGGTCGAATTTTTTCAATTGGATATTCATTCCTGAGGTAAACTGTGAAATTCAGCGACGCGAGAGAGCGCGGACCTGACGGGGGAATTAAGTTCTCCGAACTTAGTAGGAATGTCCGCAGGGGCAGTGCAGCTCGCGGCCATCGGACAACAAGACGCGTATCTCACGGGGGCGCCTTCCGTTTCATACTTTAAGGGCGTCTATAGACGCCATACCCCATTCAGCCTTCAGGCGTTCAGCGTGCCGTTTCAGGGGCAGCAGGTTCAATGGGGTTCTCAAGCCGTATGCAGAATCCCCTATAAAGGTGATCTTGTGCGAAGCGTAATGCTCTCGGTGGACCTCCCGGCCCTCGCTCCCGCATCGGCCAACTACATCTGGCGCTTGCCAGTCGGGCAGCAACGCCCCATTCCATATCTCTACTTCAACGGAAACTTGACAACGCCAAATCTCGTGACTCCCGGTACGCTCGACGTGTACTCGTCCGGGACCATCGCAACGTGGCTCACCGCCTCACCCCTCGGCACCAAGGTTTTGTATGATTCTCAAAAAACAAAATTTTATTTTCAAAATTGTTCCAACGTGACGGTGAACACGGCCGACGCCACAACCATCGGCGTATTCTGGGGGCTTGACCCTCAAAATTATTCTCGTTTACCGACTGCAAACACCGTGCAGTGGGACGTGAGCTCCGGAAGCACCCATGGCAACTACGCGGACTTTTCGCTCGCCCAATCGGGCTGGATCCCCGAATCCGCCGCGTCATCCGTGAATAGTTCCGAAACTTATTTGGCGAACGTATACACGAGCGTCACCCTCAATTCCATATTGCCCACTTCAACCGGTACGTGGGCACAGTTTCTCAATCTGAGTAAATTCGGCGCTCCACAGGGCGTCCAGTCTCTCATCCTACCCACACCAGGTGGCGCATTCAGATTCGCCGTCAGTGGTACTTATATGCTCATCATCACACTGAACGTATCGGCCCCCGTGACGCGCATAGGCGTCGGTCACTCGGCGACCGACGGCCACCCTATCGGCACGTGGGGATGGAATGACTACGCCTATGAGTTCATCGTCATGCCCATGCCCCAGACCCCCCTTGCGGTCATTCCCATCACTTGTACAGACGTGACGCAGTACTATTTCATAGATCTCGAGACGCAGAACTCGACTCCACTGACTATCGGGCCTTCCACACTCGGCACTGAAATTTCAATTACTGATATTAATGAAATTTACAAACTGAACACGAACCAGACGCTCGTAAACGCCACGTCTAATCTCGCCGTAAACTGGACCCGCACGGGACCAATCCAGAGTCTCAATGTCAACCCTATTTCAAATACTTTCCAATTTACAAACACGGGTCTGTTTCACCTGAAAGGCACGCTTCTCACGACCAGCGCCAACATCTTCTCGGTGACGCTGAGCAACACGGCGGTCGGGCCCATCACCACATGGCAAACGACCCAGTCGCGAAGCCCGACCCTCAATTTCACCCTACCCGTGCAGGTGTGGAATACCAATGACAAGTACAGAATTAGCCTCACGACCGATGCCGCGGCGACCCTCACAAATAATTCATTTTTTGCTTCTGAACAATTTGGCGTCGTGACGGCCACGACGAGCACGAACCCCAAACGAAGTGGGCTTTTATTCTCTGGGATCCCTACCGCGTCCATCACCATGGGGACCACGACGCCCATCAACTTCACAACCATGTTCAATCAGGTGGGCGTGTCGAGTCAGATTTCAGTGACTTCAGGCGGAAACATTCAATTTTCCCAAGAAGGAAATTATCGATTTATGGTTTATTTCGATACAGCCTCCGCATACGTCTCGAATGTAAATATCTATCAAAATTACGTGGATTCCAGACCTGTTAGTCCCGAGTACCTCGCCGTCAGCCCCCTCAGCATCGGCACACAAGGGCCGTATACCATCGACGTCATGGCCCAGTGCACCAACACCTCCAATGTCTTCTTCCTCGACGTGACGACCGTTGGCACGGGTTCAACCACCGTGTCGGTGAACGCTTACGTGACTATTGTGAGCGCCACTACACCCGCACCCAACACCTACTACTATGTGGACTCGGTCGGGACATATCTCGTTGAAAAGGCCGAGCTCAAGATTGGCGGCCAGCTCATTCAAACCTTGACCGGTGAGATGATTGAGATTTATAACGATCTCACGGTCCCCGAAGAGAACCAGACGGGACTCACGCTGCTGACGGGCAAACTCGACACCTCGGTCGCTGCACAGGATCGCACATACTTTGTGAATCTTCCATTCTATTTTTACGGGGCGACTGAATTGTCCGTACCGGTCTGCGCTCTACAGCGCCAGGACATGGAGATTTACGTGACATTCAGGCCATTTTTGGATCTCGTGGCGAACAACACCGTCGTGAATCAGACCAACATCACCACATCCATGATTGTAGAGTACGCCTACCTTTCGGACCCCGAAGTCAACTGGATGAATAGTCACGTGCTCGACTATATCATCACCCAGACGCAACTCGCCACGTTCAATCTCGGGCAGTCGACCGTCGTAGATCTCGACTTTATTGGACCGGTCCGAGAGATTTTATTCGTCGTGCAGGACCAGGCGGCCACACCCTACGTCTACGTTTCGGATCCCGGTCTCGGCCTGACCATCACGTTCAACGGTGAAGATTTCATAGATCCAACAACCGCAGATTATCAATTCATGCACCTGATCCAGCCACTCGAGAAGCACACGCGCCAGCCTGATCGCACCGTCTACATGTACTCCATGTCGCGCCGGCCCCAAGACCCCCGCCCATCCGGTTCCATCAACATGAGCAGAATAAAACAAAAGAAATTTCAAATTTTCCTGCCCAACACAACGTCGCTCGACACCAAGGAGCTCAGGGTCATTGCCGCGTCATACAACGTGCTTCGCATATCGAACGGGCTCGCGGGGCTGATGTACGACTAAACTTCTCACTACAGTAATAGATGGCTGGACGCCAAGTGCTCGCTCAACTTGGCCGGGCCGACATTATCCTTTCTGGTCAGCCAGATATTACATTCTTTTTGGAACAATATAAACCACAGGGGCTCTTTGCAACCCGAGTCGTCAATGTGCAGTTTGAGCGAGAGCCCACCTACGGCACGGACTCCTTCGTCACGCTCCCCATCAACGGGGATCTCATGACGGCCATGTACGCTCGCTTTGACGTGAGCGCACCGCCTGGCACCGCCTTTTACGACTCGGCCGGAGCACTCATGATAGAGCGCGCCGAGCTCTACATTGGAAACCAGCTCATTGAGCGTCTTTGGGGAGAGTTTATTACCCTCGTAAATGAGGTCGAAGTGCCACAGGGTCAGCAAGTGGGCCTGACCAACCTCATCGGTGGAACTGCACTAGGTGGCACTAACGCCCCATTGTCGCGTTACGTCGTGCCCTTGAGATTCAAGGCGCTCGAGCGCGCCTTGCCCGTCGTCCCTGGCATGCAAGTCAGAATTGTTTTGAACAATTTTTCAGACTTTTGTTCAGACCCGACCCTCACGTTCCCCATGACCTTCAACCTCCTGGCCGAGTACGTGTTCCTGGGTGAAAGCGAGCGGGCCTACATACAGAAGCGCGGACCGACCGTCTACCTCTCGGAAAATGTCCAGAGGGCTCGATACTTGGTTCCGGCCGGTACGTCCAACGTGCGATGCATGACCAACTTCCTCCATCCAGTCAAGGAGCTCTTCTTCACCGTGCAAAATCAGAATGCCACTGGGTTCGACTACTGGCTGGACTCGTCGAACATTGCAGGACCGTCGTACTCTAATAATTTTTCAAATATCAACCAGTTGAATTCAATGGCCATATACTTTAACGAGGCGCTACGCCTCGACCCGCTCATAGGCACGAATCTTCTTCTCGGGACGGCCCAATTCATAGAGAATCATACCCGCGTGCCAGCCAGACCATTCTATATGTACTCGTTCTCACTGGATCCCGAGTCACCCAGGCCCTCGGGTGCCGTAAACTTCGGCCGCCTTAAACATCAATATTTTGATTTATATTTGGCCCGTCAGAACCCAACTCTAGCCCAGAACCGCATCGTCACCATATGGGCCAGGTACTACCAGTTCCTCGAGGTTGACGGCTTCAAGACGATTCGTGTACTGTTCGACAACATGGATGAAACTGGCCAAAGTTCTTTTATTCCTTAAAATAAATGGACGTGTTCCTGCCTGTTATGGAGTCAGCAATGGTCATCGCGGCCCACTACGCAAAGGCGTGCGGGCGGGACTGCGTGCTCGCACAGGACGTGTGCCTCGGGCTGAAGTTTGCGGCCCGGTACGTCGTGGGTAATCAGATTGGCTCTTTCTTCCCGGAGATCTACGATGAGTCGGACAGTGAAGAGTCAGCGAGCGACTCGGGTGAGGAGGAAGCCGAGCCCGAGTGGACCCGATATGAAGGGAACGACGAGAAACTCCGCCTCGTCAACGAGTGCGCCGACACGTGGGACGCGTGGGAGCCCGAGACGCCTGCCGAGCGCATACTCAAAGGCGCCGTTGAGAAGGCGGCACAGGTCATGTGATAGAGAATAGTACTCACCTATAAGTAGAAATGGGGTACATATACCTTTTGGAAATGGCGGATGGTGTTTATAAAGTCGGGCGCACATCGCAGGAAATAGGACCACGCATTAAGCGCATGTCCGCTTATCCAGGAGATTCTCGACTCGTCATGATTAGATGGTCGGATCGGACAGAAACACATGAAAGAAAAATTGTAATAAGTTTCACTTCATTGTTTGGGAGACATTTACGAGGACTGGAATATTTCATCGGTGATGAAGCCAAAATGATAAATATCATAAATTCTACAATTGATGGGGTGGACCCTCCGCCTGTACCCGTACCCGTCCCCGCGCCCGTCAGAGAGGAGCCTGTAGAGTACTTTGTACAATGTCCAAAGTGTCTGAAGGTATTTACACACCCTCTGCACATCTCCAAGGCTAAAGAGCATCTCGATCGCCACCTGGCTCGCAAGAACCCGTGTGACGGCTCGGCGACCGAGTACGTATACGAACGCAAACGCACAGGGACAGTGCCCAGTATTGAGAATCTGGACCTCACGGGACTTGTCGAAGCTCTCGATAAGAACGTGCAATGCCGTGATGTGTCTGGATTTGTATTTAAATTTCTGAATGATCTGAACAAGTTTGCAGTCGTGCCGAACGTCAAGGTGAACGAAGTTTTCTACGTGACCGACGGCGTGGTGACGTGCATGGGATTAGGTGAGTTTGTTGCCGAGTTCTGGCACAAGGTCATGGTCACACAGGTTAGCCCCGTGCTTCAGGCGCGGTGGCCTCGGTTCACAGCGTGGCGGGCCGGGCTTTCGTCTCCTGACGTATACAAACAGATAAAGTACGCGATTAGGGGCCATCTCAAGTCGGTGACGCGCGAAGAGCGTTTCAGGACGAGGTCGAACATGGGGACGGGAGAAGCCGAGCAGAGACGGATCGCGTTCCAGACGGCCGAATGATTACCCCCGAAAATCATATGGAGGGACCTGAGCCCTGGGACCCGTGGGACCACGCCCCGTGGACGCCCATCAAGGAGCCAGTCCCTTTTTCAAAAACAGAATTTAAAATTTTTAAAATTTCCGACTCGGATGAAGATGAAGGCCCAATGTTCGACAGGGTCCACTGGTCAGTCATCCCAGACGAAAGTGACTTTGAGGATGAGTAAAATTTCTTTTGTAAAATTAATGAACTCTCTCGTGCTCTTCACCCCAGGTCTCGTGATCAACGCCATAGCACTGTCGTGGATCATCAGCCTCGAGCGCAAGGGGTGCCAGTGCGGCGCAGATTGGCGCCGCCAGTACCTCAAGTATTGGTACGCGTTTGCTATTGCAGCGCCGCTCGTGTTTGTAGTGCTCAAGGACGGCAAGTACCTCGTGCCGTTCGCGGGTCTCGTGGGCGTCGCAAGCCTCCTCGCGTTCGCAGCGATCGTCAGCTTCCTGTGGGACATTGAGCGTCGGCCATGCGAGTGTGCCCAGGACTGGCGTGAGAAGTTGCTGCTCCTCACGACCCTCCTCGGTGTGGCCGGCGTGATCGCCGGTGTCGTGATGGCCAGGCGCCAGTAAAAAATTTCCTCGGTACTTAGTAAAATGGCCAGCACCCTTGTTTCCGCAGCTGTCGAAGTCGAGTCGTTCGCCCTGAACGCGATCGTGGGCTCCCTGGCGTTCACCGCCTCCCTGTCTTGGCTGGACTTTGTCCGCAGCCTGGTGGCGGGCCTGATCAACGTGCCCCGCAACACCAACTCCTTCTTCCTGATCACGGCGCTGCTGACGACCCTGCTGTCGGTCGTGTCCTACATGCTGATCAAGTTCGCCGCGCGCAACGTGGTCATCCAGAAGCCCAGCCAGGTGTACGCGGTGACCCGCTAAGCGTACATGTCAGGAACTGGGTTTGGCCTTAGGAAGGTCTTGTACCCCCAGTAACCTAGAGCAATCAAAACCAAAAGGACGAGTATAGTCCACTTACCAAAAGGTGTCTTTTTCTTGGGTGGAGGCGGGGGTGGCGGCTTGGCCTGCTCATCCAACATCCGCTTGATTTCCAGATCCCCCAGGCGCCGCGAGAGGTCCTTGAGATCCTCCTGCTCATCTTCAGATTCACGATCCCGAATGTGAAGACGCAGCACAAATGCATTCGTTTCCCACCCACGGAAGTCCAGGGGCGCGCCAGACGCGTCGACCCACCGGACCGTCAGCCTCTGCAGGACGTTGATTGGCTCGGGATAAGCCACGGAAACCGAGTAATCCTTGCATTCATGAAAATTCTTAATGCAGCCGGAGCCCACGTCCATCATGATGGGGGCGAAGTTGCGGTTGGCGTTCGATCCAGAGACGGTGCCACTGGCCGTCAGCGCCCCAGCATCCACGTGGCTTGGCGTGCGGAGCTCATCGATGTCGAGGAACACGTACTCGTTCAGCGACAGGTTCACGAGGGTCCTGGATCTCAGCACGTACTTGCCAGCGTAGGCCGCGTCGGCGGCGGTGGCGAGCGCCGCAGTGTGCGAGCCCTGTGACAACCCGAGCATCGTACCGAGTTCCGCATTGTGAATCTGGACCGTGAACCCTGCCGGGCTGCTGAACAGGAAATGGCCCTCGTCAGGCAGGTAGTCGAGCGTGATGGTCGCGGGCACCTGTGTGAAGGCGTTCGTGATGGCCTGAGCCAGACCATAGACCGAGTAAAATCCCGTGTTGAGCGTGATGTTGCTGGTGCTGTTCACGCCCAGACAGTTCGTACCACTCGTGAGGTTGTACATGGTGTTGGGGACGCGGGCACTGACCAGGTCGACACGTTCAATGTCCTTTACCGGCGTGGTCAGGTGGAGGACGTACGAATTTCCGGATGGAAAGAGCTGGACGTCACGGCTTCTAGAATCACAGAACACGAGCCGAGTCCTGTTCATCCCTGATAAGTTCAATTACTTTTATACGGCGCCAGCCTCTGCAAGAAGCGAATCGGCCCGTGTGCCCGTATAGCTGGTCGTCGTTTCCGCTGTTGTGTCCGTGCTGATCAGAGCTTCGATGGCGGCCAGACGCGATTCGAGGAGGTCGATGTCGTTCTGGGCCGTTTGGAGCTTGGACTCCAGATCAGTATTCTTGGCCACCAAGTCTTTCACGGCGGCAGTGAGATAGGGCACGACAAAACTGACGTCCAAATTTTGGATTCTCATTTTCCCATTTTCATCCACGTCATCCTTCACACCCGTGACGGCATGAGGAATAAGTTCCTGAATTTCATGGGCTATAAATCCACCTACGACTTCAGTAGGATTTTCATTAAATGTGAAATTCACCGGACGAAGTTTATTGATGAATTCGATGGAGTTAGAGAGAGGGACCACATTCGACTTTATTCTGTAGTCCGATGTTGATCCATATACCATGGTGGTCGCATTGGTGGCCGTTATGGTGCCCGGATTAGAGCCTCCGCCGTTTGTGGCGAAGTATATAAAGTTGCCTGGGTAAGTTGCCGGTGTCGAGTCCATTCTAATGATGTAATTGTTGACATACCTCTTAGCCATGGTGATCGTGTCTCCGGCGGTCATGGCTCCAGAATCCACGTGAAAAGCAGAAGTAAGAGATGAACTGGCTGCATATATCTCAGTTTGCGTAGCCGAACCGAACCAGTTCAGGGGGTTCGTCGTACCGATGCCGACACCGCCTCCATCTGGATTTAGTAAAAGACGTTGACCGTAGTTTCTACCAGAAAGTATATCTTTTGATTGGATTATTCCAGCTCCATATGGATAAATCCCACCTGCATATAGTAATAGAGACTGTGAATTATTATCACCCGCCCGATATACGGATCCTGTATACGAGGAGCCTGATGTAGATCCCGACAAGCTGGTGAGTGCGTTTAACCATAAAGTACTCGCGTTGGTTATCCCAGCTGATGAAAACGTACGGCTCACATCAAGTGGGGCGGCGGGATTCAAAATCCCGATGCCAACGTTGCCGGTCGTTACAGTCACGGGATTACCCGATAGTCTCAGTGGAAGGTATTGGTACCCGCCTACGAAATTATATGATGTGATTTCTGTTTCTGGATTTGTTTTATAATAAGTGTTATAATCACTATATACAACATTTGCAGAATTAGTTCCAGTCGCTCCGGAATTTATAATATTAATTCCAGGTGATGTTGTAAATCCTCCAGTCTGAACTGATAATTTGTACAAAGGATTCGTCGTCCCGATGCCGACGTAGCCGTTGCCATTCACAACCATAACAGAAGTTCCGAGTGTTTCAGGCTGGAAATTGAAACCGTAATTGCTACCACCAAGTAGTTGATGTGTGATTGCGCCGTTTACTATACCGCCACCTGCCCCCTTGATGTTGAAAATAACAGACGCCTTGTTTGCACTAGACGCGGAGCCATCACAACCTGCCGAAATGTTTACGTTTGATGAGACGCCCGTGCCCGTCTTATAGACGTCGAGCGCCGCGCCGCCGAGTGAATTGACCCCCCCTGCACTTGGATTCGTCGTCCCGATGCCGAGACGACCCGTATTTGTAAGGCGCATATATTCAGGGGATCCGAACCATCCAGTGAAAATAAGATTAGCAGTAGACCCAGTACTCCGGGCAGCGGCCGATTGGATATAATTGTTTCCGTCACCACCTGCAAGAATTCGTGTTACTGAATAATTAGACCCAGATGCTATAGTATCCGCTTGTAATTCAGAATTTGTTCTAATAATGCCATTAACATCGAGTGTGTACCCAGGACTCGTCGTCCCTACACCGACATTCCCTCCATTAGGGTTCAGTAGCAACGGGAAATTCGTCGCCCAATTGGTAATGAGGTGGTTCTGGAGCCACATGTTTCCGTTCACTATATTGCCCATGTCGAGAGCCACCGAACCGACCTGGAATCTTGTCGCGACGTTAGAAGTTCCGGAACCGGTCGTGTCTGGGATTCCGGCGGTGGCGAACAACGTATGAAGAGGCGCCAAAGATGTTGTCGTCCCAATCCCCACAGACCCGATTCCGACCAGCTTCTTGTTGTTATAGAAGACGGTCTCGGTCGCCATCTTTACTAGTGTAAAATATTAAAACTTGTTGAAATACGGACTGAGGCAAAATTCGACTGGAGCCGGCACCATGCCACTTAGCGTACACACGTTCTGCACTGCCATGGGCGTGAAGACGACCCGGCCGTCTGGAATCAAGGTTGCCCCGTAAAACTTGTTGGTGACTGTCGTATTGAGAGCGCCAACCACGAGATTAGAATAGGTCAAGGTCGCTGGATCGAACATGCCTACATTACCCGTGGTGACTGGTGCGAATACTATGTTGCCCGTCGGCAGGAGCGCCGCACCGGCGAACGCCCCAGAAGCCCCGGCAACCCGAGTCTGCACGTTAGAACACGTAGAATTGGCCGGATTGAATATCGCCACGTTCGCCAGAGTCAAGTACCCTGGGGTCATGACTACATTTCCGTCGGGTGCCACCGCCCCGCCCACAAACTTCGAGCTTCCAGATGTGAAAAAAGGGCCCACATTGCTGAACGACGACTGGTCAGCCGCAAGCATCCCCACATTCCTGGAATTTCCCGGAATGAAAACTACATTCCCATTTGGCAAAAGACACCCGCCTAGAAATCCCGTTTGATTCACACCCTGAACTGCGAGATTGGACATGGTCAGAGTCGTGTGATCGAAGATTCCCACATTAGCCGACTCGCGTGGAACGAAAATAACCTTGCCGTTCCTGGCAAGCACCCCACTCTCAAAACCGTTCGTGCCGACGTTAAACGGGCCGACGTTGGAAAAAACTGAGGTCATGGGGTTGAACACCCCCACGTTATTCACTTGAAACGGGACGAATATCACATTGCCATTTGGTGCGAGGACCCCTCCGCGATACTTGTTCGCGACCGCCGTCAGACCCGGGGTGGTCACCGTGCTAAACGATCCATCCGCTGGATTGAAAAATCCCACATTACTCGCACTTGACGGGACGAACAAGACGCGGCCATCGGGCAGCAGGACGCCCCCACAATATTCGTTTCCAGCCAGTGGCCCACTCGTGACGTTGCTGAAAATTGGCGCCCCTCCGGCCCAGTGGGACCGGGTCGGGACGCTCGCGGCGTTGCACGTGACGGAGATCCACGACTGGATGGCGGCGGCGTTGGCGGGGCTCGGGAGCAGCCACGGTCCACGGTTCATGAGATCCTCGGAGTAGGTGATGTTTCCACTGATGACGAGATTTGAGCCTGAATAATTGGCCACGGAGAAGTCTTCCGCCGTGTAGAGGGTCGTGACGTTCACGAGAGCGGCGTTGATGGACCCAGAAGCCACTATACTTGGGCTAGTGATTCCGTTGCTCACGAAGAGATTGCCCGCGAGGGTCGTCAGGGCGTTCGCCGCTCCGAGGACCGTGAAGATGTTGGCCGTGACTGCATTCAAATTTGTTGAAAAAATATTTGTTGAAAAAATATTTGTAGCCCAGAGGTTGCCGGTGATCATGAGGTTGGCGCCGAGAGCCACGGGGGCCGCGCCGACTCCTATGTTGGAGGCGCACACGAGGGTCGAGGTGTTGATGAGGTTGCCGGTGAATGTGCCGTTCGAGCTAAAGTTGGTCGATCGGACGTTGACGGTGCTCACGAGGTTGGCGAATGCGCCGGTGCTCGTGATGTTGGCCGAGCCGGACACGTTCAGGGTCGTGATGCCCACCGCCGTTGCGTAAAGCGAAGCGTATGAAGTGGTTGAATTGGCCAATCTGACCGTCGAAGTACTCGCGGTGATATTCCCTGAGAATACCGCCGTCGACCCTTGGACGAACAGGTTTTGTTGAAATGTAGAGTTGCCCTGCGTCAGGGCATCGCCGAAGTTTGTAGCCACCGGCATGTCTACTACTAGTACTTATTAAAATAAGGGCTCAGACAGAACTCGCGCGGAGCGGGCGTGAACGTGTTGAGGATGCCCACATTGCCGGAAGATGCGGGACACATAACAATCCGGCCATCCGGGAGAAGAGCCCCACCAGAGAATTGAGTAGTCCCTCCATAGTATCCGCATGATATATTTGAAAAAGTGAGGGCCGTGGGATCGACCACGCCTATGTTGCCCGATGTGTCTGGAATGCACACCACGTTGCCCGAGGGTAGAAGCACACCACCTCTATACGACTCACTGCCCGTTCTTATATTTGAAAAGGTGGAAAGACTTGGGCTAAATACCCCAATATTTCCAGTGCCCATCATCACGACATTCCCATTTGGTGCGAGCACGCCACCGAAGAAGCCGGGTGCGGCCGGGCCTATATTGGTAAATATAGGTGGATTTGATAGAGGGTTGTACATTCCCACGTTGGATACTGTTCTCGGAATGAAAACCACGTTGCCATTTGGGAGAAGAACTCCTCCTTGCCACTTGTTCGCATCGGATCCACCGATTTTGCACATATTGCTATAGACCGGTGGATTCGAAAGCGCGTCTATTTCAGATACATTATCCGAGTATGATGGAACGCATACGACGTTTCCATTTGGCCCGAGCACGGCGGTTTGAAACAATCCCCGCGCCACACGCGGACCCGTCACATTGGCTATGGCATAATTAATTGGATTAAATATTAACACATTTGCGGCATTGAATGGGACGCATACCACGTTTCCATTAGGGGCGAGAACAGCCGAACCATAATTAGTACTCGATCCTGGAATTACAGACGAAAATGAAATTGATGAAAACGTACCAGTAGAGGGATTGAATAATGAAACATTACTCGTATCGGTCGGGGCGAACAAAACCCGCCCATCTGGAAGTAGCAGAGCGCCGTCTCCTATTGCGAAGCCGAAACCGCTTCCAGACACTACATTTCCGTAAACAGGGTTTGGGCTCGTGGCCCACCACGATTCCGTTGGTGTGCTCGCAGCCGCACACGTCCCTGCAATCCATGCCTGAATGACCGCGGCATTCGCTGGGCTAGGGCGCAGGTACGGTGCGCGCAAAGACGCATTGTCGGCATAGAATATATTACCTGTCGCAATAACGTTCGTTGGATTCAGGTTAATATAAGACACGGCACCCACCTGTGACGTGGCGTAGATCGTGGTGGCCGTCACGTTCGTCGACAGGACGTTCGTGCAAGTCAAAGTATTTGAAATGAAAATATTTCCAGTTGAGAAATTCAGACTCGATAGGAGAGCCGCCGAGACGGTCGTCGTGTTGAGGGTCGCGGCATTCACGTTGGTCGCGACTATATTGGACGTCGTGAGAGCATTGTCAATGTAGACGTTCCCTCTGACGAAAACGGTCGCTCCACCAACTACGGGTGTCGTGCCCACACCGAGGTTCGAGAGACCCCAGTGCGTGAAGGTGTTCATGGTTGTAGAGTTTACCAAATTCGCCACGACATTTGTAGTCGACGCGGAGTTGGCCACGACCAGATTATTGAACTGGACTCCACTCGATACGATGAGTGTGGCCGTGTTCAGGGTCGTAACGTTCATATTGAGGGCAAAAAGATTCCCCCAAATTCTATTGACGTTGCCGACGGTGCGAGATGCCGAGCTCGTCCATATGTTGCCCGATACGGCCATGAAGGTCCCGAGGGACACGAGGTTCCCAGCGACCGTGACGTTGCCTTGGACGGCCGCGTCGCCAAAGTCCGTGATGACAGGCATGTCTACTACTAGAACTTATTAAAATAAGGGCTCAAGCAAATCTCACGCGTCGAAGGGGTCAACGTGTTGAGGACCGCGACGTTCTGCGAGTCCCACGGCGCGAAAACCACCTGCCCAGAAGGCACGAGGGTCCCGCTGCTAAAGTTAAGGCCTGCTCTTCCGACCGGCGTGCTGTTCGAATACGTTAGAGTGGCCGAATCGAACATTCCAACGTTTGCAGAAATTCCTGGAACGAATACTACATTTCCATGGGGCAGGGTGACACCCGAGCTGAAAAGACTCGTCACGTTTCCACCGGTCACCCTGACGTTCGACGCGGTGCCCGCCACTGGATTCAGTGAGAGGACGTTGCCAGTTGCAGGGACGCCCACGACGTTTCCAGATGGCGTGAGGTTCAGCCCTGAATAGGAATCCGTGCCGACTATGATATTTGAGGCTGTTCTAGCCGTGTAGTCGAATTGAATCAGGTTGGCCTCGCCAGGAGTCTTGAAGAGGACATTGCCCGTTGGCAATAGGGTCGCACCAGAGCTCATTTTGGCGTCGCGCGTGATCGTTAGTGTATTAGCCGTGGGCTGGTTGAGGTTGCCACTCTTATTTCCACCAAGTACCAAGAATCTACCAGCTTCCGGAGACCACGTAGAAGATGACCAGTACCACGTGTTCGAGAGGGTCGCCGCCGTCCAGGTCACCCCGTCCTTGCTGATCGCAGCGTTGGCCGACCTCTGATCACCGCCGCCGGCAACCGCCAAGAACATACCGAGTTGGCTCGCCCATGATACGTGGCCCCAATAGTCGGCTGTTGGTAATGTACGCACCGTCCATGTCGAACCATCTACGCTAGTCACGACGTTTTTACTTCTGAAGACGGCACCGCCACCACCTGCGACGGAGGCGCCGCCACCAATAGCGCAAAACATCTTGAGCTCCGGTGAGCACGTTACACACGGCCATGTATCTCTTGGTATGGTCCGAGCCGTCCAGGTCGAACCATTGGGACTCGTTGCCAGTGCCGTCGTCGTGTCGTTCGCGCCCAAGCCGCCGTCCTGCCCGCCCTGGCAGCCACCGGTCGCACAGAAGAGTTCCAATTGTGGAGACCAGCACACCGAAACAATTTTATCATTCGTCATTACGACGCCCTGAAGTCCCGTATTTAATGACCAATTAACGCCGTCAGGGCTCGTTGCACACCCGGCATTTTCAGAATTAATCGCAAGGAATATACCCAATTTAGATGACCATGTAATGCACGTCCAGGGGCGACTCTGTGGCAAAGTTACAAGAGTCCAGTTAATACCATCTGGACTTATTGCCCCTATACTAGTGGCGCGACTGTTGGGCGACGCCGTTCGTTGCGCCCCCGCGACTGCACAGAAGATCCCAAGTTCAGGGGACCACGTGATGGCCGACCAGTACGTGGCCGTACCGGGCATCGTGCGTGCGGTCCACGTGATGCCGTCCGGACTCGTGGCTGCACTGGTGGATGTCGCTGCATAGTTTCCGGCAACAGCACAAAAGATGCCGAGCTCTGGTGCCCATGCGACTGATGACCAGAGTGCGCTCGAGGACATGGCCACGTTCGTAAAGGCCGGAGTGAAGGACACGCTCGGAAGAGTCAGGGCGTTCGATACGGCTCCGGTTGAAAAATTATAATTGAGAACATTGCTCGGAACTCCACTTGGCACGAGGTGAACGCCATTGGACGTGAGTATTCCAGAAGTGAACGGGCCCTTGACGGTCGTCACGTTTGAATACGTCTGGGCCACTGGATTGTAAAGGCCCGCATTGGACGTCTTGGGAACAAAAAAGACGTTTCCAGTTGGCAAAAGGACGCCGCTGCTGAAGCCGGACATGGGCGTGCCGAGACCAGAAATTTCAGAAAATTCTTCAGTTTTCGGATTGTACATTCCCACGTAACCTTCGGACCCGGGCACGAACAGAACCCCGTCACCGGGAACGAGGACCGACCCAGAGTAGAGAGCGTTGGATGAAGTCAGACTAGAGATGTTCGCAAATGTTGGTGCTTGGCTGACCGACCACCACGTCTTGCCGGGCTGGGTCATGGCGTTCGACTGGACGGCCAGCGCCATCTTGATCGCCGATGCGTTCGAGGCTGAAGGCACGAGGTGAATATATCTCTTGGTCGCATCTTCTCCGTAATATATGTTGCCAGTCAGGGTAATATTGCCGGTCGACAATGTGTCGTAGTTGTAGGATACGGTATTGATCGTGGCCGCATTGAGAGTTGCGGTGTTGGCGGTGGTCGTGAGGACGTTCGGAACCGAGAGCGCGTTCGCCACGGTGATGTTCCCCGTGACCAGAGACGAAACGCTCGTGATGACGTTCAAGGAGCCGACGTTGCTCGTAGAGACATTCATGGTGAAGGCATTCACATTGGGCGACTGGAGAGCATTAGATACATAGACGTTCCCGTTCACATAGAGGGCCCACTGACCGGGGTCGGCACCAACTCCAACGCCGGTCCGTGCAATCATGGACGTGGAGACGCTCTGGTAGGCGTTTATGGTCGTGGTGAAAACGTTGGGTGTGGTAATTGTATTTGAAACTATGAGGTTTGGAAAGGAGTTGGCGATGTTGGCCTGTATCGAGGGGACGGACATCGTCGTCACGTTGGCAGTGGCGAACCAAGCATTGGCCAGGGGTGTGCCCGCGCCAATGTCGCCCGTCCCTGAAACCGATGGGACTAGATTTGAACTAAAAAGCATAAACGGCCCCTGGGTTGTTAGATTTTGATTGACCGTTGCATTTCCTGTTGTGACCAACTCGCCAAAATAGGTGATCGTTGGCATGATCTACTAGTAGAGTGTATTTTTTCAAACGGGTCTCAGCATCACGTAAGATCCCGTGTAGCCCTCGGCGGTCACGTTGGTATAGGCCGTCTTGTGAATATTGTCAGTTTGATTTGTTGATTCGAAATCTAGGTAATAATAGCGGTTCGCATCGGCCACGTAAAAGGGTATGGTCACGGGGACCGACGGATCCTGACCGACGGAGATTCTGTAGCAGTACAGCCAAGTTCCGGGATCTGCGAGGTTTGAGTGGACGTCCGATGTGTTGCTTGATAGGGCGATAGTCTTGATGTTGTTGTCGGCACAAAGCACCACCGTGAACACATATGGGCCCAAGCGTGAAAACTTGAACCCTCCATTCGTTGTGGGCCCTGTGATGGTTGGATTCGAACCATAGGTCGTCCAGGAAGCGATGGGATCAGAGGCGAAGAGTGTGTACAGGTTAGATGTAACTGAACCGGCTATGTTGCCCGTCCAGTTCGCCGTGCTATTAAGTGTGTAAGTGGCGTTCAGGTTCATGAAGAGCCCCGAAGATGCTGGGACCGGGTCTGGAGTGCTGATGCTCGCCACATTAAGGGTCGTCACATTCGCCGTACCAGAAACCACGAGAGATCCTAGGGTTCCTACACTCGTGATATTGGGCTGGTCAGGCTGACTCACTACAAGGGCTACATTGGCGTTCTCCACGTTGCCCGTGATGGCTGCGGCCGTGAGGTTCAAGATTCCAGAGCCGTCAGTCGAGCTCAGGAGGCCGTTGACCGTAAGGCCGGTGAGGGTCCCAAGGGACGTGATGTTGGGCTGGGCGGGCTGACTCACTACAAGGGCCACGTTGGCCCGGGCCACGTTGCCCGTGATTGCCGCGGCTGTGAGGTTCAAGATCCCAGAGCCGTCAGTCGAGCTCAGGAGTCCGTTGACCGTAAGGCCAGTGAGGGTGCCCAGGGACGTGATGTTGGGCTGGGAGGGCTGCGAGACCACGAGGGCTACGTTGGCCCGGGCCACGTTGCCCGTAATGGCGGCGGCAGTGAGGTTC